TCTTCCGATCTAGGGAAGAATCTGTCATCTTTACCTCATACTGCAAGGATGTCGTCTGGATCTAGTATGGTGGCTATAACTTCATCGTCGTTTATTATTCTGCATTCAGAATCATCCCCCAACTTGAAGCGAGCTCCCGCGTATCTCCCTATCAACACCCATTGTTTTTCTTCACACCAAGGTTTTGCAAACCGAGATGTGTCCTTGTAACAATCAGGTCCCATTTTAACAACGTAGCCAACAACCGTAGCTAGAGACTCTCTATCTATTGTTTGCTGAACTAAGTGTATTCCGCCTTCCGTAACCCCTTTGCCTTTGTACGGCAATATAAGAATACGCCACCCTGTAGGTTGCGGCATTCTCTCTAATATGGATTTGTCCAATAGGGACGGATCTAAAACTCTTTCTTGGGGCTCGACGTAAGCGCTGTCTTGGTTAGTTGTGGCTTCTTCGACTTTTTCTTGTTCTATCTCGTTTGCAACGTGGTCAGGTACTATTACTGATGTCATCGTCTGTTACTCTATCTAGCAGCTCTCTAAATTTATCTTCTGCTTCGACGAGAGAGCTGTAACGTCCTCGCAGAAATTCGTATTGCTGTATATCTTTGACTCCAGCCAGCATTTGATCTTGTATCGCTTGTTTTGATTCTTCAAGCTCTTGCAAATACTTTTGGCTAATCCAAATTACAGACATTAATACACACCAGAAAACTTAGTGCCAAACTCTGCTGCGCCTACTCCTTTTGACTTGCCTTTACCCATACCTGGTTTTGGTTTGGTGTCAGCAACAAAAGTTTCTTGCTTAGCATACGCGACACTACCCTTGTTTGAATAAGAGTTCATCTTCTTCGCTGTCGGGGTTTTCTGATTTTGTGCGTCAATTTTTTTAATCATGTGCCAATTCTCTAAGAAGATTATATTTTTTGCAAGATTTATTTACCTTGACCCCTGTATCTTTTGAATTGTTTTTTGCCTTGTTTGCTGCGAACAACGGTATTACGACTGCCGCCGTTGCCTTGTGAAGTGTGTTTATTCTTGCGATTGTTCGGATCAACCGTAACAACTGCTCGTGTTTTTGCCATTAACTACGGTTCTTTTCGCGCGTTAAAATCCTTTGTTGTTCCAGTCTAGCTCTTGCCGTATCGTCACGCATACCGGCAATATCTTCTTGTGCTTGTATTCTTTCACGATCAATCATGTCTTCACGCGCAGCTTCCGCAGCACGTCTTTTCTGATCGGCAGCAAACTGTTGTTGATCTTGAGCTAACTCTTGACCACGCAAAGCAAGCTCTTGTTTTCTTATGGTAACGAGCGGATCTTCGTCGCTAGGTGCGGCAATCTTTTCGTTAAATTCCATTACCAACTGCGACATAATAGGTGCTGAGAACTGAGCCAAGATACCGTCTGCTTGCGTTTGTGCTTGACGGGCCTCTACAGGACTTAGCTGTTCTGCTTGCTGCATGATCTGCTGATATTGTGCTAACACCTCTGGTGGCATTTGTTGTTGTGCCAAGATATCGGCTTTCATTTGTAAATGCTGCATGATGTGAGAAATAATCAAAGCTTGAACTTGTGCGTTGGATTGCACCACAGGCGTATTCAATAACGACATGTGGGTGGCAACGTGCGCGTCGTGATTCTGCTCAGGAAACGCTTGCGCTGGATTACCTAAAAGTAAAGCTTGGTTTTCAAAACCAGCTTCAACAGGTACCGGATCACTTGGCGGTGGCGGTTGTAATATTTGGTCAATATTATCCACGCCGATAGCAGCGTACATTCTTTTGTAAGATTCGTAGATACCGTTCGGGCCGTGTATCTCTGGATTAGATTGCACTAACTGCATCATTTCTTGAGCCATCGTTATACGTTGCGCGGTGCTAAACATATCAGGGTTGGATACCGGAAAGATATCGATACGCTCGTCGAAGTCAGACAGTTTGATGCTGTTATCAGCGCTGCCGACAACGTACGGGTATTCGGGCGGTAAGTATTCTTGGAATACCTTTGCCAATAATTTAAATTCTTTTTTCTGCGAGTTATGTAAACGTTTGTGAATGGCTGATAGAACTTTGGTGGATCTTTCAAGCAAAGCTAGAGTTGTGCCAACAGGGGCTTGCGGATTGCCAGCGCCGGTATTGATTTCGGCAATAGAGGCAAACTTTTGACCGGAATCAACCAAGACACCTAACAGATTCAACAACGTACCGCTAGGTTCTTTGAACGGTAATGGCTGTATGGATTCACGCAACGAACCACCAGGCGCGTCGACGTCTCTGAACTCACCAGGCTGGATCGGAGTGTCTTCGTCCCTGATGCGGATACCTCTCGTCTTAAAACCAGCAGGCAAGTTAGCCAGAGTACCCGCATCTATTAACTGTCTGAGGATTGAGGTTGACGCTTTGGAAAGCCCGCCTATCATGTGCGTCAACCCGAACCCGTAGAAGCCTAGTCCTGGTAGAAACTTGTAATGGACAAAATATTCTGTCTTTTGTTTCAAGGGATCTTCAGGACTAAAGTTTCTTCTGATCGATAAAACTTGATTGCTGTAACTATCAAGGGTAACGATATACGGCAGTTTCACGCCAGTCGCGCCTTGTTCGTCTGCGTCTTCAAAACCAGGCAAGTCTAAGTTACAGTGGATTTCGTAAAGTAAGCTAACCTCGTCGGTATCGTATCTAGGTTCGAGTCCGCTCAGTTTATCTATTTCTTCGGATACTTGTGAGTTTTCGTCAACGGTGGTACCGGAAGTATCAACGCGTCGGTAAAAACCAAGGGCCATAAGTTTACGCACTTCGTTCTCTGGCATCTTAACCACGCAAGTAATACGCGGACAACTTTCTAAGTCAGTTGTGTAATACGGTACGATTAAATCTTCAGGGGCAACAAACTTAGCAACGGCTCTACCAAGCGCTGCGTCGTAATAAACTTTCTTGAATGCAGAACCGGCAAGCGGTAGATAAAACAACAGTTGATCGAGTTCCTCGTCGAACTCTTCCATCACATGCACAATTTGATAGTTCATGAACTCACGAACGCGTTGTGCTTGCTCTTCAATTGCTGAGTCGTAGGCCCCTACCACGTTAGTTTTGACAGGCCCTCCAGCGGGTAATAATTCTTTGTATGCTTGCGCCTGAAAAGAGGTGACGGCCTCACCTAACAACGGGTGGATAACACCACTAGCCCCAGAAAAAGGTTCTGAACGTTCTTCGTCAAAACGCATCCCTAGGTACTTCAAGCCGTCGGTATAGGTTTTTTCCCAGTCTTCTCGTGAAGATTTATCTTTCTCCAAACCGTCACGCAATTCGTTGGCTATGCTGTTGAGCGTGCTAGGATCTAACACTTCAGCCAAGTTATCGTAGAAACCTACTTCCATAACCTCTGTTTCTTCGGTCATCTCAACGGCGCTGCCGTCAGGCATCACTTCAAAGTTCGCGCTTTCTTGAACCGTATCTATAGTTTGTAACAGTTCGCTGGTTTCAACGTCCGTTGGCGTGGTTTCGGTTTGATTCTCAATAGCCATAATTAATCAATATCGTTGGACCCAGGATACTTTTTCTTCAACTTAGCTAACAACTCAAGTTGTTTCTTTTTATCCTGTTTTGGTCTGAATGGTTGCAATTCGTTACTGATTCGATTGGCGTAGTTTTGTAACTCAGAAGCTTTTTGGCCTTCCAAGTCATCAATAAATTTTGTGGCGTCGCTTTGCTTGAGTCTAACGTTGCCAGCTTGACGGTCTAAATCTTGTAAATCTTTATCGGTTTTTTTAACAAGCTCGGCACGTTCTTTCGTGTCTTTCATCTTTTTGATCCTAGCAAAGTTTTTGGCAATAACGGTCGATAAAGCCACCAAGCCTTGAATAACCGGACCGAGTGCCATTAGTGCACCAGCCTGTCGTCTTCGTAATACTCTAAAGGAATCATGTTTATCAGTTCTCCCACTAACTCCACCCTGTAACGTTCTGCTTGTTTATTAGCATCAGCGTAATCTTCAGCAACGATATACGGGCCTGCCATTATTTTACCGTCTTCTTCGTATTGTGTAATAAAAATAACCATCAATAATATATTCTTTTTACGGGCGCCTTCTCGTGGTCTTCGTAATCGTCGTTTAACGATACTAAACCACCCTCACGAAAACGCATCAACGCTTGCGTCATAGTATCACATAAATCGTCGTGGGCACCAAAAGGAAAAGCGGCACACTCTTCAATCATCTCTTCGGCAAACTTCTTGACCGGAGCCCACACTAAGCCGGATTCAAATATAGGGGCAACCGAATGCATTCTTGTGGTTTTGTCGTGACCTCTCGTGGGGCTGTAATTAACGACGGGTATGCCGAGACGGCGCAATTCGTGCGTCAACGGAGTCCCTGAAGCTTTCGCCTCAATCAAAGTCATGTCTGGATCCCAGTATTTATATTCTTCGTAAGCAATCCGTTTGAGTTCTGGAAAGTCCCATCTGCCTTTTTGACAGTCCAAGAGTATCAACGAATCAGGCGCATCTTGCGTTGGCCGGAAGACACCCCAAGTGGAGATCGCCGAATAGTCAGCGTTGGTCTTTTTGGAATACGCGGTATCGTAAGATTGAATGATGTAGCTCACACCAGGCAACTCTTCGTGTTCCCAGGTATTCCACCAGTCCCTTTTTATAATAGAACCTTCTTCAGCCGTTGGCGTTTGCAGCCACTGCGCGTTCCATTTCATAACCGGTAAAGAGGCTCTGACTTTCTCTAACTCATCAAACGGC